TCATCATCCGCGGTTGGGAACTCGCCCATCACCTCCACGCGCGCAACGGTAGAATCTTCTCCGTACTGCTCAATCATTTTGGTAAAGAGGTCTTTGTCAGTTCCCTCGACCGTGCGTGAGTCTATTTGTTCGTTTTTCCAAAATGCTTTTGCGCTGTGGAATGAATCATAGAATGGCCCTTGGTTTCTTCTTGGGTTTGAGAAGGTAAACCAAAAACGATTTGGGGTTGGTTCAGAGAAGAATCCCTCTGATACAGAATAAATAGGAGCGGGAATACCTGATGCTTCATCCATAATTAAACATACACCGTAAGATGAATGGATGCCTGCAAACGCATCTGGGTTTTCCTCACTCCACAACTGTGCTTGCGCGTAGTAATAACCTGTATCTATTTTTAAGTCTCTCTCCAGCGCTTCGTCAAACCAAGCTGCTGGTTTTATGGTGGTTGCGGTTTTTGACCACCAATGAGAGTTTAAAGATAGAGTTAGCCATTTACCAAGCTCCGCCCATGTACTACTTCTTAACTGTTGTTCTGTGTTAGCTGTGACAATTACTGTTGCGCCCGGTCTTGTAGAAAGCATCCATAAAATAATCCAAGCAACTAAAGCTGATTTACCAATACCACGACCAGAGGCTACAGCCATTCTAAACATCTCTGGTAAATCTTTTATACCATTACGTTGAATGTGTATTGTCATTTCTCGCAAAATTTTTTCTTGCCACTTCCTTGGTCCTTTAAATTCTTCGAGGGGGGTGTCTTTCATTCCCCAAGGGAACACAAACTTAACAAAGTTTAGTGGATTGTCTTTAATAACAGGAGACCATATCTCTGTCATTAATAGCTTTTCTTCTTCTGGTTTATATTTCATAAAAAAATTATCTCAGTAGGTATTTATAATAACCGCACCCGCCAGCAAACAAAGGGGGGGCAAAAATCTATCCGCACGCATATTCATAAGCGCGCGCATCAATGCAAAAAAGTGGGGTTAATTTTTATATGCGTGCATAAATGCAAGCAAGCTTGCATGCGTGCATGACTATTTGCGTAAATCATTAAGCGACAATTGTTCCTCTTGTTCTATTGTTTCTCCTTCAATCACGCGTGCTTGCGCGACCTGCATAATTTCTTTGAGGTTGAGGTTGTGATTGACTTCCTGGCGATCGGACCATTCTTCTGGGCTGCGATTTTTTAAGTAAAACTGGATAGCCTGGAAGTTGCCTTCGTGGATCTGACTCATGAGCGCGCTCGTGGCGACCTTCATGCCCTTCGCCTTGCCGCGTGCCAGCGCCTCCGATATTTCCTTTTTACGCTTTCTATTTTTATTGAATGTATCCCAACCAACACCAAGTGATCTGCAAATATCCATGATACCTAAGCCTTGCGCAGCTAATATCTCAACTTGCTCTGGATCAATGTGAATTCTTTTTCTTCCCGGCTTCCCGCTTGGCATTTTACTCATATTCCGATTAATTATAGTGCATTAATGGTATTTTTTATCTTTTTTTAAACAATTATTAAAATAATTAATATTATTGTGCGTAGAGTTGTTGACATGTGCGTATAAATCAGTATACTAATAATGTGGTTGTTAATTTAAAAGGAGGAAATATGGAAATAAGACACAAATGGAATGATCCAAGATATGTTGGTGAAGTAGTCGTTGGTGATGAAATCTATTACAAAGGTGACATGGCCAACAGAGCTGGTTGGGGAACTGTTGTTGATGTTGTTCCTTGTGACCATTATCACAAAACAATAACCATTGAGTTAGATGATGGAAGAATTCACAAGATCAACCCTTATATGTTGGGAGGCCAAACTGATCCTGATAAACCAATTTATAACCAAGGTGGTTTAACTAAGCATATTATGAAATACAAAAAAGAATGGGAGGTAGCGTAGTGGCTAAAATAACAAAAGAAAAAACTTTAATAAATAAAATAAATAAAATCTATCCGGGAGTAAAGGCTACACCATTAGCCGAGTTCTATGGAGATCCAACCAAAAAAGGTATCTGGTTTAAAGGTAGTGAAAGTGACGCTATCAACGGCGCGCCTATGTACAACTATTGGTATACAGGATGGGCTGATACTTTTGGAGTTAATCCTGAGTTTGACGCTTTTATAGAAAAACATGGTTGGTATTGTGAGAACTACGACAGCGGAACATTAATGGCTTATCCGGGGTAATATTGTTAATGAACAAGCTAAAAATATTTGTTGACATGGACGGAGTCCTCGCGGACTTCGTCACAGGAGTTGAAGGTCCAGAGTTTTTAAATGGACCATTAACACATGATGCTGAGTATGATCTAAGGAAATTAGAACTATCTAATAAAGGTTTGTTTGCTAAGTTGCCAAAAATGCCAGGCATGGATGAACTAATAAACCATATAAAAAATAGCGGTGAGTATTGGGAGATACTTACAGCAACAGGTGATGTTAATAGAGCTGTGGTTGCCAGAGATAAAAACATATGGATAAGAGAGCATGTTGATCCTGATGTTTTAATTACTTGTACCATTAAGGGTAAGGATAAAGCTGTCTTTGCTAAACCAAACCATGTATTGATTGACGATAGATTAGACAACATTCAAGCATGGATCAAGGCTGGTGGCATTGGTATTTATCATAGAAGCGCGAAGCAAACAATACAAAAATTAACTAAATATTTTTTATATAAAGGGTTGATTTGAGTAGTATAAAGTAGTATATTAGGTATGTGGGAATTGTTATTAATAATCAAAAAGGAGGATGTGTAATGGAAAAGATTGGTGGATATACTTTAGCTGAAAGGCTTGAGTTGACTATTGGGAATATCATATTCCAAAAGAATAGAGTTTTTTGGGATGATCTTGAGAAGCTTGAATTAATATTAGAAGCACTAAAAGCAAGGGAGGAGAAATGAAAACATTTACATTTTATAGAACGCCCGGTCATGGTTATTTAAAAGTGACCAAAGATGATCTGGTTGATGTTGGTGTAGCAGATAAAATTACTGACTTTAGTTTTGTGGCTAAAGATGGTGCTATTTATCTTGAAGAGGATTGTGATTTTCCAGAATTTGCCAAGGCTTATAAAGCCAAATACAACAAAGGCATTGATGGCAAATATGTGGACCTTCACGATGATAATTGGAAATATGGTGTTGCAAGATACAAGGAGGGAATAACTTATCATGGCTAAAATAACACTAAAAGAAATGAATCATGTTGTGGATACAACTGATGACATTAAAAACTTACTAAAAGTTTGTAATGATTTGTTTGAAGGTTTACCAGAACCAATTAGAAATCATTATGAAATGGTTTGGCACGATATAAACAATGCAAAGATTGCATTAAACAACGTAAGACATGATGCAGCTCACATGACAGATGCTTTAGAACTGTATGAGGCTGTAAAATGTTAGAAATAGTGTTTAAATTATTGTTGCTTGGTTTTATGGCCGCGTGTCTATATGGTGTAGCTCTGATTATTGTAGATAGTAATGATAAATAATCTACATTTTACCATTGATATTGATGGCAAATACATTGACTGGAGGTACACCAAAGAAAATGAAGAAAAGCAGTATCATCAAACCTGGATACCAAAAAGAAAAGATGTTGAAATAATTAGCGCTGATTTGCATGGTTTTACACAAAAAGAAGTAAAAGATGCTATATTTATAGAGCTGGATAGAGATATCCAAGCAGTTAAAGATCATAATAATAAAAAAGCAAGAGAGAGGAGGAAAAATAAATGAATTTTAACCAAGCAGAGCATAAGCTAAAAGCTTTTATGCGTGACTCAGGATTTGTGGGCGAATTACCACAACCAAACAAAGAACAGTCTGAGAGAGACTCTAACGGCTTCTGGTTTCTTAAAACTATAGAAGGTAGGAACGTAGGGGTTATATCAGAAGATGGCCATGTGGAGCTTGTATGAGCGTTGCAGAGGTAATAAAAGCATATAAGTTCAAATATGGACTAAAACCAGAAGTGAGCCTAGAAAAGATGTTGCAAATCTTAGCCAAAAAAGATAGAGAGGATTTATTACCCTATCTAAAACAAGAACCCATGTACCAGAAACTAATTGTTGAATATTTAAGAGAGGAGAGAAACAAATGAGCAATGAAATAAACGAACAAGCTTTAGAAAAGCTTCACGAAGAAATTATAATAATGGATTTAAAAGGACAGTTAGAAGATGAGATATTTACCATATCAGATATCTACGGACTACATCAAGACGATGACAGAGACGA